AAAGCAGTTAATAAATCGTTTTTTACATTCTCATATCGATGATCACCATCAATGAAAATTAAATCCGGTGTGACAGGAAGTGAATCAAAGAAATCTGGTAAGCTACCTCTAAATACAATTAAATTACCGCAATCTTTAACATTTGCTAAAAATTCATTATATACACGATTTAAGTCCTGAGATGACCAAAGAACTTTACCATCATTTCGATAATAATTTCCATTCCAAGGATCGACTGCATAAACTTTACCAGAAGTATTATCAGTCCATGCGCGTGTTGATCTTCCTTTATAACATCCGACTTCCACAATAGTCTTATACTTACTTGCCATATGAGCAATCCAATTTAATTCCCGTTTGCTCATGAATCCATCAATTGCCCTTGCTTTCAATACATTCATGCCGTCTAAAGTATCGTGAGGTATATTATGAGATATAAGTGGGTTGGTTGCCATCTTGTTGCCCCTCTACCACAATCGAACCTGAATCATTCACCCGCTATTATTAAATTTAACAAGTTCCCAACCAGTTTAGTCCCTTTTGAACTTATTTGGGCCCACTTATGTTATTACTTCAGATAGTATTTAGCTTCATTCGGATTGTAGTAGGCGATAACTGGAACATACTGGGTAACGGTAGTGGAGCCAACCAGAATGTTACCAGTAGTGAGTAAATCGCCCGGAGTAGCACTAGTGAAAATAAATACTAGTTCATGTGCACCATCTGCCGGTGGAGTAATTGTAGCAATATCAATCGTTCCACTGACAAATGTTAATCGATTAGTTGGAGCAATCGTAGTAGTAGATGCAATGGTATTAGGCTTATCCATTACTCCCGATTGCGGGAATGATAATTGAGCCGCTTTCAAATCATTCGATGCTGACATATTCCTTTATCCTTGAATTATGAAACTGCGCCGGGATACCATACTCCACTACCTTTACAATAGGTAAGTACAGTAGCCCGATTCTGAGCCATAGTTACCGCAACTGCAATATTTCCGGTTGTAAGCAAACCTAATGTTCCATCAGTAGGAACGAGAACAAGAACTCCGCTAAAGCCACCGCCAAAATTAGGATTGATAGTGGCAATAGCAGTACTTCCTGTAACTCTAATTAAATCTGCTTTAGCGTCAATAGTTGCAGCGGAAGCAACCAAATCTTCCGATAGTTTAGTTGTTAATCCTGGAAACATATTCCCTCCACCTCCTAATGTTAACCAGAATTAATAACCCGATGGAACTGCTAAACCGTAGATATAAGCACAGGCCGCTGGATTATTAACAAAAGTCTGGAATCCATTGACCATGTAGAAAATATCCGCGGTCATAATACCACCGGAAGGCCCACGCAATTCAAAAATCTTCCTACCATCAGTTGTATAGAAACCAATAGGAAGAATTTCACCACGACCCCAAACTTCATCAGAAACGAAGTCAATACGAGTCATATCCCAGTTAAATGAAGTTTTAACTGGTGCGCCAGCCATTTGCATTCTATCAAAATACATATCAAGCCCTTGTTCCTTAGGCTCTTTGTAAATGACAGAAACTAACTGACCGATAGACTCATACGCCTGTTTCTGACATGGGTGCATCCATGCCATAGGACTGAAAGAATTATCAATACCAACACGATTACCAATTTTATTAATTGCTAATCGGGGCAATGGTAATGACAATGGAGCACTAGAAGCATTAACACCATTGGCTCGAATTTCAGGTGTCGTGCTTCTATCAAATCCTAACCAAGTTCCAGTTGAAGCATTGGAATGATGGTAAGGAACACCAAAAATGGCAGGTAATGAAGTTGGAGAAGAAATACCATTAACTACAATCTTATCGCCAGTAGTAGAACCAGCGACAGCAGGAGTAACTTTAATGGTCTTATTCTCAACATCATAGAATGTAACGATTCCACTTCCCCTTAAAGTAGCGAGAGTAGAATCGAAAATCTGCACAGTCTGGCCGAAACGAATTAAACGCGCACCGAATCCATCAGTAGTAAGAGTATAAGTATCAACCCCCGCTGATGGAGTTGCAGTAGTAATAGTTCCAATTACACCATTACCCGGCTGCATTAACTGTGAATCCAACTGACGCCGTAATTCTAATACCGCATCAGCAGTCATCTTACGAACTGCATTAGTAATAGCCTTACGATCACCGTCAGTAGCCCACTGAGTTAACTTGGTGTATTCGATATTCTCTGAAACGAATACAGGCTGTAATACAGCTTTATCCCAAGTTGGCCCACCGCCACGTCCTAAATCTCCACCATCAGGATTAAAATACTGGAATGCGCCACCAGTCCTTAATTCCAATGGAACGCGCATTTGACGATAAGAAACTACTTCAACATTTCGCTTCTTAATATTTCCAAAAAACTTATCATCGTACTCAAAAACTCGTGTAACTTTAGGCAGTACCTTCTCTAATTCTAAGGCAACTACCTGTTGTTCATTAACTGCTGCCATATATCCTCACTTTAATCTGCCATCATATAGTCTCTCAAACTCTGCCCTTTTTTCGGACCATCCTTATCATTTTTGGAGTTTGATTGACGTGTGTTGTTGTTCTCCTTCTTCTTTAACGGACCACGATTTTGTGAGGATGTGGTATCTCCTGATTCAGTATTATTATCAGTATCATTATCGTCAACAGTTTCTCTTACGCGTTTTCCCATTCCCTTTAGAGCTTCAATCCGGGCCTTTTTAATAACCTGTGGCAACAGGGCGCCAGCTCTATTCTTAATAACTTTCATCAAACGATCCATCGATTCTTCATTATAATTACTCTCCCTAGCCTTTTCCCACGCTTTAGTCAATACCGCTTTAAATCTAGCATCTTTATCTAACAACTTATCAAGAGACTCATGCGCATCTCTCATCGCATTATTCTTGATATATGGCGTCATCGTACTTTTAGGATCGATACTCTTTTCAATAACCTTTGTGAAAAGTGTATTCACTCGACTAGAAATACTCTGATGCGCCGTTTGAAATCTCTGTTGTTCAAATTCCTGTCGTTCCTTAGCTAATTTTTCAGCTTCAGGATTTGACTTATTATCATCATCCTTAGCTAGTTTAGTCGGGGGAACGTATTTAGTTGAATTAAATACAAATTGATTAAGAACGCGCGCTGCTTCCTGTAATTCTTCGTTATTTTCCTCACGTCCATTCTTAACCATATTGTAAATAATTCCCTTCACAATCGTTCCAGTTACATGGAAGTAGGCTTTCTCATCAATTTGCCTAAGTGAAGGTAGGTAGTTATCCACCAATCGATTAAACGCATTTTGATCTTCTTTTTTAACCGCGTCAAGGACATTGGTAGTATTCCCTTTTAATAACTCCTGCTCGAAATTATCTAATGTCTTAGCCTTCTCAGAAGCTACCTGCGCATCCTTAATCGACGGATAAATCTCTGAAAACTTCTGTTCCCTGAAATACGCTTTTTCAACACCCGGAAATTCCTTAAAGAAATTCGGATATTTAGCTAGAATAGTTTTCCTTGATGGACGAGAACCGATATCAATATCATCGTCATCTTCGTCTACATCAATATCATCTTCTAACTCATCTTCTAATTCAGATAATTCATCTTCCTGTTCATTTTCATCTTCATCTTCATTCTCTGAATCATCTTTCTTTTCATCTTTATCTGATTTTTTGTCTTTCTTCTCACCGTCTTTATCGTCTTCGTCTTTAATATCCTTATTTTCATCCTGCTTCTTCGGTTTTCTATTTAAATCAATTTCATCATCTTCATTTACATCGTCATCTTCGGCGTTGAAGATATCAGCTACGGTATTTGCATCTAATTCTTTAGTTCCAGATGTGATATCGTCATTCTGATAAAATCGATTAGAATTAAATGGAGAATTAGATCTGAGCGACATCAGCTTCACCTTCTATGGGTGCTTGTTTATCAGTTTCTTTGGGCTTCTTATCGGGCGCACCATTACCATTAGAAGCCGAATTATCAGGATTATTATCTTGTTCCATTTGCGCCATTTGAGCTTGTTGAATCATAGCTAAATGGGCTTTAGCATGTAATAAAACATTCATATAGCCTTCCGAATTTTCAACTTTAGCTAACCTACCAGCTTCAGATTGAATCCAGTGACGGCATACTTCAAATTCAATTCCATGATTATCAATTTCAGGATCAATATCTACCGATGGTCCTTCTATCGGTTGTCCCATCATATCAATAGTGATAGGAACAGGACCAGATTGTAATAGTGCTTGAATTTCTTCGTATTGTTTATTTCTATCGTCTTCACCGGGAATAAAGAAATCATCCAATCCGATAGCTTCACGTAATAATGGAAGATTTTCGGGTGAAGCTAATGTTTCAAGAATTAATGGATTATTCATGGTCAGAAGTTGCATAATTACAT